CCGAATGGTTTTAATTATGAAAACAAAAGTAACAAATAAAAAACACACAATAGCTGAACATAAAAAATGGTTAGATACATTTAGATCAGAAACTGTGTACCCAAGTAAAAAAACAAAACGTAAAAAAGGTAAAAAATGAATATAGATCAAATAGATGCAGAATTAGATAAGCATAAACCAAAACATCAAAGTATTGCATCACAATACGGAGTAATGGGATTATGTTTAGGTAAAGACTTACATACAAGATTAAAAGAACATGCACTTAAAGAAAGACTATCAATGTCTAAAATTATTAAGACATTAGTAGAAGTTTATTTGCGTGAAAAATACGAAAAATTCTAGGCATCGCAAGATGTATAAACACAAGGTTTGTGTATTACCCTTGGGAATAAAAAAATACACCTTTGAATAGTTGGTGTGAAGTTCAAGGTTGTTCCTTCATGCCAACTAATACTAACTCCCCCATAAGAGGGAGCTAGAAACATAAGAAAGAAAGAGGTATTATGAATAATTTAGCTATTAACAAAGAGCTGCCAAATAATCTACTCACAATAGATCAAAGTGCGTATTTTGAAGTTGAGAAAAAACAATTATATTATTTAGACGATATAAAACCAAACATTGGTACTGGATTAAAACCAATGTACGGACAAAATGAAACAGTAAATAGATATGCTTTAGTAAGAAAAGATACTGGTCAATTACTTGGTATTCATTCAGAAGATTATGTTGTTAGACCTTATTCAGTATTAGCTGAAAAAGTTAATGATGTAATTAAAGAAGCATTACCAAATTACGAAGAATTTGAAATCACTACTCAAGACCATGTGTATGCAAATGGTCGTAAATATAGACGTGATATTAACTTTTGGAATAAAGATATTCAAATAGAATCCTTTAAACACAAAGGTCAACAAGAAAAAATAATTCCACAGATACGAATATACTCATCACTTGATGGTCAATGGGGCCAACAAATAATGTTTTCTTCAATGTATATGTGGTGCATGAACGGTATGGTTAGACCAGATTGGACTTTTACTGTTTACAATAAACACAGCTCTAGAAAAGATATTTCATATTCTGTTTCAGAGTTTAGATCTGGCTTACAAGATCATGAAGATCTAGGTAATGAAATGTTCAAAATGTTACAACGAAAGGTAAATACATCAGATGTTACAGAATTATTTAGAAAAACACTCGCTGCTAAACCTTACAAAAAAGGTTTGGATATTGAGCATGACAGCATTCTTGTCCTTAATCATTTGGATAATTTATGGTGTAAATATAATGACAGGTACGGCAGTACACTTTTTGCAGTTTACCAAACAGCGACTGACTGGGCAACACACCCAATCACTCGAGGATCAGTTTACAACGTATCAAGAAAAAGAGAAAAAGCAGTAGCAAATATGCTTAGCAGCAAACAATGGGAAGGAATGTATGGACATTGATAAACTATTAACTTATTTAGCAGCAACAGATGAAAGTTATTCTAAGCTACAAGCAGAAATTTCGTATGGTGAAGATATGCTTAAAAGTATTAAAGGCATATACATAAGCAAATCAGAATTATCAGTATCAAAAGCTACTGAAGATTTTTATGCATCTGCTAATTATTTAAATCATATTAAAAAACTTCACACTATTAATTTAGAACTGTTTGAACTTAGAAACAAAAGAAAAACAGCTGAAATGAAAATAGAAGTTTGGAGAACATTAGAAGCTTCAAGACGTAAAGGAAATATATAATGTCAAAATCTAAACATAAAATTGATTGGGCAATTGTTGCTACAATAACAAGACCAAATGGTACTTGGTTTGATAAAACAATAACAGATTTTCCAGAAACAATTGGAATAGATGTTAATGAATGGTTATCTCAAATGTTAGAGGAGGAATATGACAATAAAACAATTATATCAAAAACACATAAGTAAATTAGATCAAAATAAATTTATATATGCTATTAGAGTTGCTTACGATTTGTTATCAGACAAAGAGCAACGTATATATCAATTAGGATTTGAAGCTGGTGTTCAAGAAAGCGAAAAAACTAAAGATCCATTGTTACAATATGTACCCCCTGTTCCATCTAAAATTGCAAACAATCCAGAAATTTTTCAAGAAATTTGTAAATTAGTTTGTAATTATTTTAAAATAGGTATGCCAGAAATTATGAGTAAATCTAGACAGCAATACATTATTACTCCTAAATCTATGATAATTAATTTAATGCGAGAAAGTACACAAAACTCATTACCAATGATTGGTTATAAATTACAGTTAGATCACACTACAATATTGTTTCATGTTAATTCCAAATCTTCAATGAAAGGTATTTGGAAACATGACAAAAATCACAATATTTATAATCAACTAAAACATCAACTTAACAGTTTAAATATTTGATTTTGCTACCGAATTTAAAGCATCATAGTCATATGTTTAAGTCTTTAATAGCTAGGTAAATTTTCCTTAGATCTACAGGATTAAAATCCCATGGGCGATCCTAGCAACAACCTAGATAAGTTGTAAAACTGTGTGTTGCACAAGCAACCCTATTGTTGCGTAATTTCTTTGTTAGTTTATTACGCACAATAGGTAGAACATATAGGAAACATTTACCATATTATACAGTAATAAAGTGCGTATTGTCTTTTTTGATGATTTGTTTTAATTGGATAATTGATTTGGTTTGGAAACCATTAATTATCGGTAGTAATAGACTAAACTCCCTGTATTGTCTACCTTTATTTACTACCGATAACTTTTACCCTAAATTAGTGTTCACTAATGTTCTTATTAAATCATCATTATTAACTAATAAAAGAGTAAATAATGGAGGTATTAATGGCTAATGAAGCTTTAGGCCCCTTATTCCACAATGCTTTAATCCCACAATTTGTAGCTGCTAGAAAAAAATTAAATATATCTCAATTAGAAATGGATGAAATTTTGGGAGTTGCAAAAGGATTAGTAAGCAAGTGGGAATGTGGCATTCGAAAACCAAGTGGATGGTTATTCTGCTGTTGGGCAGATGCTCTAAATATGACAATACAATTACAACCAAAGGTGCAAAACAATGACAATCAACCCAGATCTTAATCCAGGTGATATAACAAACGATCCTATAGTAAATGAAGTCGTTAAGTTAATTCTTGATCGACACATACAAGGTATGGACAAGTTTGGTAAGACAATGGAAGCTAACGAAAGACCGTTAGACCAATGGATTGCTGAAACAATAGAAGAACTTCTAGATGCTGTTCACTACCTTACTAAAGCTAAATCAATAACAGATAAATTTAAAAGTAAAGAAAAACTTCTAAATGATCTTTTAGAAAAAGCTAAAGAAAATACATTTACTGTAAAGGAAACCGATGTTCACACTAAAGAAGAAGTCTAACATAGACTACGCAGCACCTCATATAAGGCAACAAGCTTTTAGAATGAGGTTATTAAAATTCTACAAAGAAATAGAATTTAATGACGATGTTTACAATCACAATGCAACGATGATCTTGAAAGGTACTCTACCCTACAAGTTTGTTAATGAAATAGAAAGGTTGAGGTTAGAACATGAAAAGAAAAAAAAAGAAAAATGGAAAAAAATCAAACGTAAAGGTGCAACAACTTTGGGCCTCAAGGTTAGAGATATTGTTAAAAGAAGTTCACAAGAAAAATAAACATTTTTACAAAATAGGAGGAACAATATGAATGTTTTTAAAGTTGAGTTTAAAGAAGAAACAACAAACGAAGTTACAATTATGTGTCAAACAAAAAAACAAGCAAAAGAAATAGTTAACTCAGGTAATTTTGATTCTGATCAAGTTATAGATCGAGATCATTTTGAAATTACAAATTGTTATTATGTAGGAAAGGAAAAATAATGAAAGAAGGTTTTGATAGAAAACAAGGTATTGGTGGTAGTGATGCTACTAAATTATACAATGGTGAATGGCATACATTGTGGTTAGAAAAAACAGGCGATGCCGAACCTGTAGATTTATCTGATGTATTACCAGTACAGATGGGTGTACATACAGAACCATTTAACATTACATGGTTTGAAAAACAAACAGGATTAAAAGTTACTGGAAGACAAGAAACTTTTTTTCATAAAGATTATCCTCATATGTATGCACACGTTGATGGTTTAATATTAGGTGATGACAAAGCTTTGTTAGAATGTAAGCACACTAATGCGTTTACTAATTCTAAAAAACAAGCTGACAAATACAAAGCACAAATACAACATTACTTAATGGTTACAGGTTATCCTAAATTATATTTCTCTGCGTTTTACGGAAATATGAAATGGGAAGCTTTAGAAATTACTGCTGACGCAGAGTTTCAAGAGCAATTACTTAATGCTGAGGTTTTGTTTTGGCATTTTGTGCAAACTAAAAAAGAGCCACCAGAACATATTGGCTTTGACAATTTTAATCAAAAGGAGTTTAGTGATGGCAGAACAATCATACCCATCTTATCCAGGGCATAAAGAGGTTGAAACTTCTATAGAAGCTGCTGAAGCTATAAAAGAAGGTGTAGAAACTATTAGGAATAAAGTATTTAATGTTATTGCTAATAAAGGAAATTTTGGTGCTACTGCTGATGAAGTTGCAGAGTTATTAAATTACAGTCCATTTACTGTAAGACCAAGAGTGACTGAGTTATTCAAGCTCAATAAAATTGAACGTAAAGATAAACGTAAAAATCTAAGTCAGAAAGCTGCATTTGTATATGTAGTTAGTAAGACTCATATTAATAATCAATATACCGAGAAAGGAATATAATGGGTAAACCAATAGATAGTAGAGCTTTAGCTATATTAAAAAAATATGAGCTAGATCAAAAAGACGATCAAGGTAATTACAAAGCCTTATGGGATTGTCATGGTAGTTGGGTTATGTATCACAGATACATAGAACTAGCAGGTGCAAAAAATAGCATTAAATACAAATTTGATGAGATAGAAACTAATTCAGCAAATGGTATTGTATGTGTAAAATGTACTGCTGTGTTAGACAAAGGTAATGACAAGAAAATACAAGTATGTTCTTATGGAGAAGCATCTCCTAAGAATGTTAAAGCAAGTGGTTATCCATATGCTATGGCAGAAAAACGTGCTTACGATAGATGTGTTCTTAAATTGTTAGGTTTACATGGTTTTGTGTATTCAGAAGATGAATTACCAGATGATGTAATAGCAAAAGGTAAAGCAAATAAGCTTGATAATAATATTAAAATATTAAAACCAAAGGAGAAAACAAATGATAAACAAAGTAATACTAATAGGTAGATTAGGTGCTGACGCAGAAGTTAAACAAACTTCTAAAGGCGACAGCATGGCTAATATGTCTTTAGCAACTAACAAGAAGTTTAAAGAAGAAGAAAAAACTACTTGGCATAAAGTTGTAGTATTTGATCCTCGTATTGCAGATACAATGGGTAAATATGGTAAAGCAGGTACTATGTTATATGTC